GTCCGCGATAAATGTTGGGTATACCACACACGTCAATGATATGCGCGCTGATAGGTGTGACTTGAACACTAGTCTTCGTCACGGATCTACCCGGACAGGATCCAAAATATTCAACTTGCGAGTTATTCGGTAAATAGTTCAAAGGGCTCTTGTTGTGCAAAGCATCAGACTTTAACACTTGAACACCCAAAACCTGCGTTTCAAACTTGCCAGCACCACCAGATAAAACCACACCCTCAATGCTCCTAAGAGCTTCAAAAGCACGGGCCAAATCTTGTTGAGTGATACTACCATAGCAACCACGAGGAGTGCCTGCAGCACCACCCAAGTGGATACCTAGGATAACGCTACCATTTGTTTCAGATACTAAGGTGGCTCCACACAAACCATCAAAGGTATTAATCGTCAAATTTTTGTACATTCCACCAGGGAATGACTTAACAGTACGAACAACACCAGGTTGTGTCAATCCTTTTGCCAATATCAATTCTCCATCTCGCTTACGCCACTGCATCTGAAAAGGTACACTCGGCATATCACCAACGGGAAAGAAATTGACAAGATTCTTGTAGGATCCACCTGTAGGTATGTAACAAATGCGGATATCAGTCCCTGGTACCAAATAAGAGGCACTCTTACAAAGTCTTCCGACAAATTTACCTCCACTTGCATCAGGATGCGATTTCCGAAATGTACACTCCAAAACATCTCCAAATTCAGAAAAGTAATGATCAGGAACAACAATCACATTAGATGAAACCATCAATCAATTCATCATACCGTTCTGTCCATCCAAATGTATAGTTCCATAAACCAATGCTTTAGAAACACAGCAATTAAGGTGATCAACACTCATGCGACCTGAATAATCAGTGATAGGTAATTCACGCTTAGCAATAGGAGTCCAAACATTGGTCTCCGCATCACGCAAATCGATATCTTGCTGAGTCAAGGGTTCCAATGATCCTTGCAGATTCAAACTTTTCCAACTTTTGTAAGCTTTTGCCAACATATACATAGCACCCAATACAGATGCACCTGCACATGTGGCTCGAACTATATTATTCTGCCAAGCTGAATGGATATGTGTCAATGTCTGCTTTTGTCGTAACTCATCGAAGAATCGGTATTTAACAAAATTCACCAAACGCACTTGGAAATATGCCCACACTAAACAAACAAGTGTAAAAACACATGGAAAATAGACTGATTCGCGAAAACACGCAGTTAGAATAGTCAGGAAATTCAAAAAGAATACAATTCCTGCACAAGACCAACTTCTGTACATACGAATGAGATCGTCACGATAATACAAAATGGAGAACCAATTCAAAAGAGACCATTCACAAGCAAGGAATGGAATCAATGGTACCAAAGTGTAATTATTGTAAAATTCCCTTGCCACATCCAAATACTGTGAGGCATTATCTTGCACATTACCACAAACTCCGGTAAAAATCGAAGTATAACGTGAGAAAATTTCATTACCCCATTGGGTTTGCAAATGCTTCATACAAGATCCTCTGAGTTGATGACAACCATCAACTCCACATTTCACAACTATGGGATGGGATGTCTGGCTCTGTTCCAATTGAAGTTGTTGCTCCCTGTGTTTATGAAATTCATCACACAGGAAGTTACAAGCTTCTCTCATAGAGATTTTCTCCAGGGGCTTTCCTTCAGAAATCACAATAGCGTAAGTCCCTGAATCAGTCTCTTTTGGAGATGGAATGGCTCTCTTGATATCCAATTCCCACACGTCATGATACATAGGTGGATTGTAAACACCATCAACTGTGTGAGATTCAAGAACCTTGGCTGTGTCAATACCCAAGTTGCTTGCATCAGATCGTTGAACAAAATCCGGTTTTACCCGAACTTCAACGACATAATGCATGCGTCTCTGGATAGAATATGGATGGTTTGAATAAATGCGAGCATCAAGGTCAAGTACATTAGTTGTGAGTGAAACCAATTGAGGTTCGACCCAAACCTTACCCTTTTCATTCAAATCTGCCATAGGCGGACTAAAAGGGACATTGTTACATACTTTAATGATAACATCACATGGAGAAGATTCAACAAATTGTGACTTAGTATTGGCATGATCATCCAATTTCAGTTCCAACATATCAGATCTCGCACCATCCCAATGTTTCTTACCAGAAATATGAGTGTACTTACGACCATCCTCGGTGGATAATCCTGCACTAGTGAACAAATAATGTGTAATCTGCTCACTAATGGTGGATTTTCCAACTTTACTCTTACCATAATATTGAATTGAAAAGGGAGATTTGCGAAATCCAGAATTGACTTTGATGAGCGTAAAAGCTCCAATAATCTTGGTCATATTCCGGAATTTATCTTCCAACAATCTCTTATCAATACCTTTGGATGTAGACATCATAGCCTTGAGGGTATCAGCCATCTCATTCAAATCAGAGAGAAAATCATGTTCATCAACATTGGCAATCTTAGTAAGATTGCCATTGCGATACAAATCCCAGTAATTCAAAAGAGTGTTA